GTTACAGGGTCCATAATCAGGACTTACTGTAAGCTTTAATGCCAATCACAGCAGTGAAAAAGAGATTGGCAAGAGTTAGCATTTCAATGAATGAAGTGTTTTCCATGTGATTTCCTTTAGAAGTGATCAATATAACCAGGCACAGAGTAAGTAGGCATAGGCCGGGCGCATTTGTAGTCAAAGTAAGCATCCATAAGGAATTGCGGCGCAGAAGGTACAGCAATTACTCGACTTACCGGCGGATTGTCTTGGATAAAAGTATCACCAAGAACAGGTAAAGAAGTAAACTTTTGAGCAAGATGCCAAACATCAAGAGGAGTAGCAAAAGTAGAACGGAATTGGCCAACAATTTTAGAAGGTTTATAGCGATATTCAGCATAACGTTCCTGGTAGCCAAAAGCGAGAGAGTCATTAGCAGAACCATCGCAATAGATTTCTTTATTTAGGATAGCTTGTTCACCAATATGTGAAAGAGCAGGCCAATAGAAATCAAAGCGGGTACGGCGAGACCACATACGCTCTAGACCTTGTTGATAGTTAAGGTCAGCACGGACATTTACAAGTCCGATAATCCAACCATGCTCGGTAAAGGATTTTGTAAATCCATGGCCATGTACTGATGCAGTTCCAATAGCTGCAAGGTTTCCTTGTGGAGTAGGCTGGCCAGTGACGGCTGACGTCTGAGCAATCGGGTTAATGACAATGTCAGTTGAACCACCTCCAAGATATTCAGGGCGTTGTAGTCGAGCATCATCTGATGTAACGCCGAAATGCGATTGGATAATTTCGGTATATCGAGTTCCACCACGAGCATCCCTTTCATAGAGCTTTTGAATTTGAAACGCTTGACGGAGTTGATTAATAGTAGCAGCGGTAGCAGCAGTTAAATCCGCATAGACATCGAGCGCAGTACCCGCCGCATTCTGTTGTACCTGAATGTTAGTACCTGGTTGGCGGTAGTTAGATATCGAAATATTACCAGAGGTAGAAAACACAGTAGTAGGGCCAGCGCCGATAGGCATACCAAGAGATATAGTAAGCCCTTTAATAGGAGCAGCAGTACCCAACGGTAAAGATACAGCTGGGCCCTTTTGTGGCCAAGGCAAAGCAGAAGTAAAATAGTCATGTCGTTTACCACGTTTTTTCATTACGTAATTAGAAGGAGTGTCGGGGCCATCACCAATGTCAACAACAAGAGAAGATTGCATATTTTGGTCACGGAACCAGTCATTCCAAATAAGATTGTAGGCACGCATTGGAGTAGATTGGTGTGTATAACCGGCGATACCAGTAGGAAGACCAAAACAGTCTTGGATAGAACCTACAGCGTACCCGCCGACAGGAGAGGTAGAAACAGGAGTTAAATAATCTGTGCTATCGCCGGGATTGTTTTGCTCACCATTGAATTTTTCCCAATTAGTCCAAAGAAGACGCATTGGCACAAAGAAAAAGAACGTATCCATATGAAGATTATCCATAAGAGGTACGATAGGTGTAGCCATACGGCAAAAACCGGTCATTTTAAGATTAAGAGTGTCCCCGGGAAGAACATCATCAACGAAAATGGGGACAAGGTCCCCAGAATTAAATGTGTTCTTGTAACCGCAGGACCGGTTAAAGCTGGAGCGCGGAATATCCGCACGGGGCACCTGAGAAAAACGGTGTTGTCCAGCTGTAGTACTCGGTTGGCGTTGCATAAGATTTACCTTTATTACTGTTGATTGATATAGTCAGAACCAGTGCCCAAGAGATTAAGAGAAGGAAAAGGAATAATAGCGCCAGTTTCCTCATCGAATGTACCAAGCTCAAACAAAGCATAATCAGCAGGATATTTGGCCATAAGATTGTTAGAATTGCCGGCATCATTAACGGCAGAAGAAAAGCTGCGCACAGCTTCACCTTTATTACGGGAGACAAAGGGTTGCATAAAGTAAGCGGCTTTAAGATCTTTGATAGAGTAGACATTCATGGTTTATTCCTTTTCATAGGTTCTATTAAGAGAAGACACGGTTGCTAATTTAACCGTCTTTCGAACGTGTAATCGTTCAGAAGTATTGTCAAGAGATCTGCGTTTAAATTCATCAGTACCTGAGACATTTTTGTCAGCATTTTCACGGCGCATTTTTATTTGCGCCATATGCTCAGGATTCATGATTTCATAGCGTTTATCGAAATAACGAGGAGCAGGAATTTTTGCTCCAGTAGTGGTGATTAAGTAATCCCAGTTATAGACGTCAGAGTGATATTTTTTAAGCCAGGGCTCACCGATTCCGGGACGCCTAGACATTGTGGTGTATTCGGGTTTTTTGGTGATAAGCTCACCAGTTTCAACATCGACGCAAGTATAGTGTGCGTCAGCGCATTTTCCAGTAACTTTTTTTGTAATATATCGCGCGACGTAAGCGGCGGATTCAAAGGTAACGGAGCCAAGTTCTGTACGGCCGTAAGACCATATAGCGTCCAAAGACGCACTTGAATAGATGTCATCTCCCCGGTCACTAACCCGGAGGAGTTTTTTATCTGGAAAGTCGAAGTTGAGTAAGCAGGCATGATAATGGGGCCTTCCTAATTTTTCGCCATATTCTCCGCAATGAAAAAAACGGATTTTACCGTATTTTTTGCGGAGTTTTTTCATAAAGAGTTGAAAGTGACGGACATCCAAGGAGCCGTTCGAAGGTAAATTCTCCGGCGAGTATGTAAGGGTGATAAAGCAATTATTTTTATATAAGGAAGCTTCGTTAGAAATGCGAACTGCCCAGGTACGGGACCGCTCGAGGCGGCAGCCAATACATTGACCGCATGAGATTTCTTGTGTTTCACCATTGGAATATTTCTCCAAAAATACCAGGGTGCGTTTTCCATTTGGAGAAAGCACTTTTGAACGGTATGCTTTTATAGGGTGGTAGCAGGTCATAGGCTGTTACCACCATTTTACATCCGTATTCCGCCGCGCATAGGCGCTGGGCGATGATTTTTAGAGTGAACGTGGCGAGAGCCAGCAGTGTGAGAGAAAAGCTTCTTTGAATGTCCAGAAGCCATTTTAGAACGATATGCCATTTGGTTTTCCTTTTTTGGTTTAGTTAAGTATAACATAGAGAGTGACAAGGTGTCACTCAGCACAGTTACAACAAGAGAAGAACTGTGCAGCCGTGTTACCCACACACTCCCCACCACTCGCCCCCAGCGCTAAGAGGCGCGGGGCGGGGCAGGGATTGTGATGGATAACACTAGACCACGGGGTCTGGATTAATATTTGAATCAGTAGCAGAAGGTTGAGGCGTTAAAGACGCCGAAAGTGGTTCAGAGGACGCCTGAGGCCGTCTGGTAGCTATGCCAAGAGCAATAGCCTCTTCTAGGTTAGCAGGATTTTGTACAAAATCGAGAAGATTAGAAGGATTATTCGCAAAGCGTTCACGGACAGTAGCCGGCAAAGAGAAGAAAGCAGTTTGGGCTTGAGCGATATAGTTTTGATTTGTTTGGAAATCGAGACCATCGCCGAGGTCGGCGAAGTTAAGTTTAGAGTATTCCTCTGGAGTAAGAGGGGCAAAGGATGCATTTGAAGCGACGATATTATTAATATCAGTTTCTTCAAGGAAAGATTGTTTAGTAAGAGTTGGTTCAATGAACTCAACATCAGTATCCCGAAGAGGGATCATATTAGAAGTACGGATCATTGAAGGATCATAGAGATTCGTCATTTTAAGAGCCTTTATTAGTTATTTGTTTGTCGTTTAGATCGTCATTTATTTATTTATATACAGGCGGAGGAAGAAGATAGTGATCGAGATCCTGATTGATCCGATAAGGAGAAGGTTTAACGGGAATAGTAATTTTAGATTCATTTTTAGATAACTCTTTAGCGGAATTATTACCGTCAAAGAGTTGTTTTGCAGGAGAAAGCAATTGGTCAATAGAATCCCAGAATTTCCCCTTCACTATACGTTCAGGGGTTTGGGCTTTGATCATTGCAGTTTCAGCATCCTGCCTCATAGTAGCAGAATGGGACAAATTGGCATCAGCCACATTTTTATTAGCTTGCGTAGACAAAACATAATTTTGAAGACGAGCATTGTCGATCGTAGTTTTGTTTGTACGAGCAGCGTTTGCAGAATTAAGTGCCGGCGTAAGTAAATCTTTTGATACGTCGGCAATTTGTCCAGTTGGTGCTGCAGCACCATTTCCACCCATAACAGAAAGCATAGGGTTTAGCCCAGCGGCTTTAAGGTCGATTACCTCCCTTTGGTGTTGAGTAGAAGCCATACGC